GTTTTGTAATATTCATAATTTATTTATTAAAAATTCTTTAACTTTATTGTATTCGTCTTTATAGCCTTTAGTATATTCTATATCGTTTTCGTGGTTTCTTATAGAATTAATAACCGTAGAGTGGTCTCTACCTCCTAGAAAAAATCCGATTTTCTTTAGCGTAATATTAGGAATATAAGTCTTACTAAGATAACAAAATACTTGCCTACATATTACTAGAGACTTAACTCTACAAGGGCTTTTAATATCTCGCTTACTTTCTCTATAAAATTGGCTTATAATATCTAGTAAATTATCTAGGGTTAATCGATTATCTAATTTATAATCTTCGTAAAATTGAGCGTTTTCGTCCATTCCTACGGCCGCGTAGTGGCTAGTATCCTGTCTATGTAGTATCATTTTATTATCGGGTATACCGTCTTCTCGGATACGTCTTTTAATTTGGCCTAGGTCTCGCATAGTTTGGATTACCTCTTCGTCTATTCCTTCTTTCTTACATAAATTCTCTAACTCATTTAAATAAATGGCCCGACCTCTTAAGATATCCCTTACTTTTAAATAATCGCTATATAGCGTATCTACGTCTTTTACTTGCATAATTCTTTTATATATTCTCTAGATTCTATAACTTTATTTTTTAACTCTTCTATTACGTCCTCCTCGTAATCTATGTCGAATATCTTAATACGATACTTACTATTAATTTCTGTATAGTCGAAAGATTCCTCGAAAGTTAATTCGTCGGGAGTATTCATTAAAACATAAACTAACTGGGCCTTAGTTTTACCTGTCAGATACATATAAGTTTGAAGTTGGTAGTAATAATCCTTATTAGGGATACCGTTAAAAAATAGCGGAAAGCTAAAGCAGTCCCACGACGATTTAATATCTATAATTTTATCGTCTAATATTACGTCGGGAGTACCGCAAAAGAATTCGTCTTCGAAGTATTCCTCATTCTTTTCTGCGAATAACCAACCCTTCTCGGCCGAGGCGTAATCTATGGCCGCGTCTTCTACTTGATTTCCCTTATCTAAATACTTAGATTTAATACTCTTTCTAACGCCGTATATCTGCTCTTTTGTCCACTCCTGGAGATACGACTTAGTGGTCTTAGATAAAACCTCGCTTTTTAAACGAGGCTTTGTCATTAATTTTCCACTTGCTGAAGCTCTTATCTTGAATTGTTTCATTTTAGTGGGTATAATTCTGCGTTAATTCTACTTATAGAATAGTGTTTTTTTAATTCGTCTAGAGTTATTCCTTTGTCTAGGGCAGCGTTCCAAATCTTATCCCCTTGATTAACCCATTGCTTAGACGTTTTAGTGGCCTTACTAGCGATATTAGCGTCGTCGTCTTCGGCCTGTAGACCTAAAAGCGACTGTAGTGTATAACGTCTATAGTAAGTAACTGCACTTCCTAGCTTTTGCGGGTCGTCCATTTGTGGCAATGGGATAGAACTAGTAACACTATCCTCGGATTCTACGTCTATAATCTCGGAGAATACTTCTCCCTTGATAATAGGCTGCAATAAAAGGAGGCCGTTTTTCTGTAGTAACGGCTCGACGTGTTTTAGTAGTGAATTAATATCGAAATACTTCGACTTAAAAAAAGGGTTTGTTGAGTCTTTAGAAATTGCTCCAATCTCTTTTTTGACTTCGTTTAGTTTTGCGTAAATATTCATATGGTTAATATAATTAATTAATGTTTAAAAATTGTTATTTTACTTAGTTTAATATAATTTAAGTTTGGTCTTTGTTTTGTGTGAATCTATATTGATTCCTTCATATTGTGATAAAGCCCTCTCGACCTAGGGGGCTTTTTTCTTTATAGGTATTTTATATCTTGGTAATAATCTAATAGTGAGAAATGCATTTCCTTAGCGTTACAAATAGCAACCCTTAAAAGTTCTGAGATACATTTATTATTCTTTGTAGTTATCTTTCTATTACCTGTTATAATACTATTTAAAGTATGTATAGAAAGGCCGTTAGATTCTGCTACTTCTTTTCTCTGTGCTACAGTAGTGCAAGACTTTAAAATGTCCTTTAATTCGTCGGATATTGTTTTACTGTATTTCATATAAATAGGTTTTTAAAATCGTCCGAGATATTATCGTCTGATTTGATAGAATGATTTAAATTATTATAATGATTTTGCTTCCATATTTTGTCTAGTTTATCAATAAGTATTTGAATATTTCTAGCCTTATTCTCACACATTAAACTAATAGATTTGTCGTCTTCGTCGTCGTTCCTCCATTCGATAGCTTTATTATCGAGTAGATTTCTTTCTTTTTTTAGGATATGTTGTATTTCCCAAATTTCGTCTTTTGTTAAGTTCATTTTTTAATATATATATAGGTTAATTCTAAGGCCGCAAATAATCCAATAAGGAATAATATAGCGGCGGATTGAGGCTCTTCTACTGCCCAGCATAATGTAGATAATGGCATAAAGGCAGATAGTACTTTTAAAATGGATTCTTTCATATTATTTTTTGTTTTGTATCGCAAAAATATACAAATATTTTAATTTACAATAGATCTATTTTTATTTCTACAGAATCTTCGGCCCCTTTTTGGCTTGTAATTAATATGCTCTTTACAATTTTATAGCTATCGTTTTCGAAAATAATGTCCTCTATCATTTTTACCATAGCAACGCAGTTACTAGCGTCTAAAGCTCTAGCCTTAAAAGTAAAATTATACTCCACTTTATAGGTATTAGATTTAGGTAATACTTTTTTAAACTGACTTTTAACTAAAAGCGTATAGGTATCTTTAATCTTTTTTCGCTTTGTCCAATGCATACCCGCATACCATTTATTAAGAGATATTTTAGGAAGGTCTTTTAAAATTATTAACATTTATAAATAAAATATTTAGATTTTAGAAATATAATTAATTATTTGTAAACACAAAACAATTAATATGAAGAAAGAAACATTTTATTTTAGCCACGACTACGCGTCCAGGGCAGACGAAAAAATTAAAAAGCTTATCTATAAGCACGGAATGGAGGGTTACGGTATTTATTGGGCCATTATCGAAGACTTATACCAAAACGATAACAAATTAGAGGCCGACTACGATATGTTATCTTATGATTTAAGGTGTACTAAAAACCTATACAAAAGTGTAGTTGAGGACTTCGGACTATTTGTATTAGAATCTAATACTTTGTATAGCATTTCTATACAAAAAAGATTAGAAATTAGAGAGTCTAAGTCCAATAGGGGTAAGGCTTCGGCGGAAAAACGATGGGTCGGGGATAAAGTCGCAATGCAACCCGATGACGTACCCAATGCTATAAAGGAAAGGAAAGGAAAGGATATTAGAGTAAATATAGATAGCAGTAAACTGCTAGAATTTTATAATGATATTACAGGTAAGAAAGCTAAGGTAGTTTCTGAGAAGGTAAAAAAACAACTTAGAGCCCGATTAAAAGAAGGGTATACTAAAATAGACGTTATTTCTGCTTTAAAAAATGCTGCTAAAGACCAACTGCATATAGACAATAATTATAAATACTTAACCCTAGAATTTATAACTAGAGCAGATAAGCTAGATAGATTTTTAAATATGGAGGACTTTAAAATTAAAAGGAAAGTACTATGATAAAATCAAATAGCGAAATACTAGACGAACTAATGGAGCTTCGAAAGAACGGAATTCCTACAGGAGATAATATAGGCTTAAAATCCTTTGATGAATTACTAACTTTTGTTAAAGGTGGGTGTACTGATATTACAGGCTATCCTTTTTTCGGTAAGTCTTTATTTTTAAAGGAAGTAATTATGGCCCTTTCATTAAATAAAGGGTGGAAACATTGCGTATATATGCCCGACGATGGAAGCGACACAGAGGTAATTTCTAATCTATTGCATAAAATGACGGGTAAGACCTTCGAGAAAGATTATCCTAATACAATTACTGAGAAAGAAATAGCTAAACATTCTAGCACTTTATTAGATAGGTTTAAATTTATATCCGCAGAACACACTTTAGAACCCGAAGCCTTTTGGAATTATGCTAAAGAGAATAAATGCGACTCGGCCTGTATTGATTCGTGGAATTATATGTCCCACAAAGGAGAGCCTACGAGCCCAGATTATCTTAGAAAGATATTAAGTACCCGTAACCGCTTTATGGAGGTTAATAATATGCATAGCTTTATAATAATACACCCTAAAAACCCCGACCCTAAGCAAGTGAAAGAGGGTAAAGTTAGGCAGCCAAGTGTATACGATTTAATGGGCGGCTCTGAATGGAATAATAACGGCCGTAATATTATCGTAGTCCATAAAAACGGAAAGGAATACTACGAGCCATATCATATTAACGTAGATAAAGTTAAGCCTAAATACTACGGAAGTATAGGCGAATGTATTTTAAGTCTAGACTGGCCTAAACAACGTTTTTATCAATACGATTCTGTATATAATAAGAAGCATTTTGCTTACGGTAACGAGGAGAAAGTAAAAGACCCTATTAAGCCTTTAGAATTTAATAACGTTAACCCTTTTTAATATGAGATACGATAGTAGTAAAATAATAAAAGAGGCCACAGAGGTAATATCTGATATAGAATTACAACTAATTAAGCAGTCGGGATATAAGCTAGGAGATGAAAATATTAATATAGATCTATCAAAGCAAAATAAAATAGATAAGCTTAATAATTTAATGTATTATACCTGTTATCTGGAGAAACAAAACGACGAATTCTATAATAAGTTTACCGATTTAATACAGGAAATAAAAACGCTTAAATACATTATAGAAGATATGCGACAAAAACAGAATGTGGAAAACAAATTAAAGGACTTTTAAACATTTAAAATAATTAGCTATAAGTATAATTAGTTTCGTAATATTATGAACCACTACTACACGTCTAAAGACGAGAAAGTAGCAAAGAGCGTCATAGATAATAGAATTAGAGAGGCGAAGGCTAACGCTCTGAGTGAACAATTTTGGGAGTACGGATACAATTTCTGTAGCGACTGCCTAAAATCTAACGGAGTACGCCTAGACTGCTCTCATACTATTTCGGTAGACGAAGCACAAAAAACGCGACGAGCAGAACTAGCCTGGGACGTTAATAATATTAAAGTAAGGTGTAGAGAGTGCCATATAAAACACGATAACCGTAGTAAATTATGAAAGGATTATATCAAGTAACTGCTAGAAGAGCGAGTAAAATAATTACTTCGGAGGTATACGGAAATATAGCAGAGAAAGAAACGCTATTTAATAGGTTAATGAGTCGCCACAAAATACCGCACTCTAGACGCCACGAATGGAAACTACAGGAGACAAAACTTAAAAAACAAATAGATGACTAAAAAAGAACAAATGGCCGTATTTGGCTACTTAACTAACGAGATGAAAAAGACCCTATTTAGTAAGGGCGACGATTACGCTAACGAAGATAGACTATCTAACTTTAAATTAGCGGGTGCTATTATTGGAGGTAATGCTTCTACTAAT